TAGTCGACCCAAATGCTATTGGTGGATGTGGTTGCCTTTTCTGCTACGAAACTCACTGTATCTCCGGAATCATCGTCAGTCAAATCGAACACGATACCATAATAAGCGAAGGAACCAGTCAGGGTCCTAGTAACCTTATCGTTCTCTTCATTAAGGTAGCGGTTGTCTGTGGTGTTTCTAACGTAGAACCTTAAATCGTCAGTTATCTGTGCAGAGTCCTTAGCTCTCACAAACAGAAGGTACCTACCTTTTGGTAGCTTGTTGAGGACGTCAGCCAGTTGATAATGTACATAATCTCCCGTTCCAGTCAAAAAGTTTCCTTGTGCATCCAGCAACACCGAATCTCCACTGTCATCACCCTGTGACGAATCAACTGTTGCTCCACCGCCAAGCGTTGCGTTTTCGGCTTCCTTGAACAGGTTGGAAACGTAAGCGAAAGGAATAAGTCCCAAATACATTTTAGTGGCTTCTATATCGTTGCTATCAATATTTTCTAGTTCTATTGTTGTTCCTGTCCAACTTCTGAACCACTGGTTACTTGCTGCAGGTTTCTTGTTTACAGCCACAACGAATAGAATAGCATTTCCAGTTTCGAGAAACTGTGCTATGAAATTGTCAGTCATCGTTGGATTATTCGCAGTAAGACTCAGTTTTCCACCGCCTATCAAGTCATCTTGGACATAAACAAATCCACCGCCAAACCCTCTGATGTCTGGTTCTATTGAACCATTCGGATAAGCCTGTTGAAAATCAACTTCAAAGGCATAACTTCCTCTTTTCAGGGTTATTTGTATATCTACAAAATAATCATTGTCTTGTGTTGCCGAATCTTCTAGTCGTATATTCAGGCATGCAGATTCAGTTGAAATGAAGTTAATAGATTTCAGAAATGGATAATCGCAGTCATTGGTTCTTTTGATACCAATATCACTAACTTGAAGTGTCCACGATGAGCCATTCCACCAATAGAATTTTAGACCTTGATGTGCTCCTTCATTTATCCACAGCCTTATCAGCCCATTTTCTATTACGCAGTCTCCTTCAAACTGATGGTTCACGTCAAGGACTCGAATCCACTCAGACTCATTATCGCTGTTGTTTGTGTCGTAGCAGTTGCCCGACCAAACTGCCTTTCCATTTCTTCGAACATATAATGTATGATTTGGAACCGTAACATCATAGACCATTCCAGAGTATTCAACTGGCTCCATTTCCCTTTCGCCATTGATTTATTATATTCTCCCGAACGCTCTCTTATAACCACCGGAATTCCAAGTTTCAAGGCGAGTTCTTGAACATCATCGCGAAGTTTTGGAGAAGTAGTAGTGAAGGAACGAAGTTTGCCATTTTGATAATGACCATCGCCTTTCATCAAAGCTTCAAAGAAAATTTTAATCAGATGTGGGCTAAGCTCTTTTATAAATCCCGGAACAAATTTTTCATAGGATTTCCCGAACTGTTTCACGTATTTGAATAATTGTTTTGAACCTATTCGGACATATTTCCCATCATACCAAGCATGAAAGCCCATTCCTTCCACTGAGTTGATTATTTCTTCTACATTTGCGGGGTCTTTCTGCCTTATGTAAATTTCATAGGCTCCATCTTTTCGCTTTATTGCACAGCCCTCAGCTAAATACCAACCCAAAAATCTTAGGAAGGATTCAATTGGAACTTTCTTTTTAATTCTCGGTTTGAAGGTTCTTTTCTTCTTAATTTCTGGAATTGGAAGCTCAAACCATTCAGTCTCTTTTCCCTTCCATCTTGCATCTCTCTTTATAGAATAATGCTTCGATGGCGCTTTCTTAGCTAGTTCTTCGGCATCCATAAATCGATATTTGCTCCAGCGATCTTCCTTTACGAACATATTATGATCCGGCGTTACTAGCAAGTCGATTGGAGAGTTCTTGCCTCCAAAACGATACATTTTGCCATGATAGAAGTACGAAATTATTCTACTCGGTTCATGATACTCGATCAAACCAGTTTTCGGATTTAGTGTCGCAATTTCATCCTCGAAAGTTAAGTCTTTGAAAAGTTTAAAGCCATTTCTAGTTAAAACTTCAGTGTCTTCCGAATAACATTTGACTTCGCCTCGATTGTTGCCTCCGTCGAAAAGCCATTCGCCGACCAAGCCGCTTGTAACTTCGCCGCCATTATAGAGTGTTTGGATTTCTGGTTCGCTTAAGGCTCGGTTGTAGATGCGAACCTCGTCGATGATGCCGTCGAAATAATTCCCTAAACTTGGGCTAGACGCTCCGATTCTAAGTGGTTCTGTATCATTAAGGGTTCCTCCAGCATAGCTAGAGGATGTTCCTTCCCCGTTTAAATATAGAGTAACAGTTCCTCCTTGAGTCCAAGTTACTGCGACATGCTGCCAGATACCAACTGTTAAATACTGACCAGCAAAACTTAGTTTACTAACTGTTCCATCCGCTATATTGACTGCAATTCTTTCATTCCAAATATAAAGTCCCCATTCAACTTGACCAGTTAGGGCGCCATAAGAAAGTTTTCCTGCGATAGTTTTGATGCCAGATATATCATCTGGTTTTATCCATGCCTCAATAGTAAAGCTTCCAATCGAGGATAACGCATTACCCATGTCCACGTAGTCATCACCGTCAAATTCTAGCGCCTTTCCATACTTCCCATCTCTTCGCCACGTCGCTTCATGCACCGTTCCATGGTTCTCATTCCCTGATGTATCCCAGGCCTTCTCGAGTAACTCTTCGCCTTCACCAATAACCGCATCGTCGTCTAAGTCGTAAACAACCTTGAAGTCTGGATAGGTGACGCGAACGAAGTCGCTGCTGACTGTGCGATTGGTTGTTTCTGATATCGGAAATCTAAATGCGGGGTACGCTGATGATATAGATAGACCAAGCTGAAATGGACTTCCAGAGACTTCATCAGTTGTTTCATCTACTGAACCAGATCCATCATGATAATAAATATGTGTATGATAATGTCCGCTTTTATTCTCTTCGAATTTTATCCGGAAGATGCCTTCTGAATTCGAAACTGTTACATAATCTATTAGACGAGTAGTAACGCCATTTATTGTTTTGTCTGCATAAATCTTATAAGAAGAAGTGTCTGTATGAATCATCACCCGTAGATAGTTACTTGAAACAGGATTAGAACCTTGACCAGTATCCGACAACAAGAATTGAAATTCGAAGGCGTCCGAAGAGGAATGGCTTGGCAGTTTGAGATGAATATCAATTATCAAGTCATCGAGTAGTGGTATCTTATTTTGTGAGGAAAGCCAACCACTTCTATATGTTCCTGCCGAATTGCTTCTCCCAGTCATCTCTAAGTATCCATTATTTATCTTCGCCGTGAACGGTCCTTGAATACTTCCATCGTCACCTTTTAGCCAGTTGCCTTCTAAGACTTCACCGACGAACTCGTCGCCCGACATGAGGGGCACAATTACCTCTGCTCCGTCCTTACCATCTCGAGTAAACGACCAGTCTACTGGGATTTCTTGCGTTGAAGTTTTAATCTTAATGTTCTTCGTGCCCGGAGGAAGGGCTAACTCATAACTCGGCACTTTCACCTGCCTCCAAATCAACACCCATCATTTTCTCGAGTTTCTCGCGCAAGCTTGTCTCGATTAAATTCATTCTCTTAATGGCGACTACATTCTTAATTTTCCTTTTTATTTCTTCTTCCGTCATATTATTCAGCAAGCTAGCTGACACTTTATGCGTTATTTCGTGCAAGTTGCCATCTGAATCATCGAATTCAATAGTTATCACTGCTGCGTCTAATTCTCGAGCTAAACTTTTAATTCTTATCATTCTTTTTCACCTACTACAGCCCCCAATCATTACTAATTGATTCTAAATCTTCTACCTTATAACCTCTTACATGGCCTCCGGTATTTCCATACCAAATTAACGCGAGGTCGAAGCGGAAATAATCATTATACCCGCCAATTTTATCATAACTAAAGCTTTCTGGAATAAAGAAAAAGTTTTCGTCAAGCATGGCATATAACGGATAATTGAAACTTGGATTTCTAAACATCTCTTTCAAACTCTCGAGTTTTCTTAAAGCGCTTTCGTCGTAGCATCTTCCGCTATATCTTCTGCGTGGCTTTCCAACTCCGAACCACCTAACTTTTGAAAGTCCATGTGCGATGTTGTGCACTGCACTTCGAATTCGAATAATTTCATTTATCCGTTCTAATGCCAAGGGTTCAGGTAATTCTACGACACCAATCACAAAAGTCATTGTTTCTTATCCTCCGATTCATTGATATCAGAATAAGGATGTAACACGGATAAGTCTTTTTCTTCAGTTTTTATGACTATGCCATCTTCAACGTATCCTTTAACTCTCATGATATACTCTTTTATTTCTTTCAATTCATTGGCAGAAGGCGTTCCATCAAAATCTATAGTAATTCCTTCTGGAGACTCTTCGATAGCACGAATTGGAGTTTTTCGTGTTAATGTCTCCGGAGAGAAAATTTTCTTTTTAAATTTTATTCTTACCAATCTTGAAACGCGCTCCAATATTCTAATTGTAATACTCTATCGGCAGCTTCAGTTCCATTATATGCATCGAGGTACATCTGATTGCCCTTCGCATTCGTATCCGGCAGATGAGTTGTTTCTGTATATTCTAATACATCGTCCACATAAAACTCAATCTTCTCGCCGCTATAGTAAATCGCTTCCAGTATGACAGTATCGCCATCATTCAATGATTTTATCGTATGGTTATATAACGTTCCCCCCGCATTAATCCATGTTTTCAACGTCCCATTATCTACATAAAACCCAAAGCCCTCGTCACCAGCGCTTGAAAAATTTAGGACTAAAGCACGGCTGCCCGCCTGGAAATTAACTGTCACGTATTTAATTTTGGCTTTGAATCGCGGATTTTTGCTATAGTCTAGAACTTCTGCCGTAGAATAAATTCTTGCTATGCTCCCGGCAGTTGCTCCAGTTGAAAGTTGAATTCTGCCTGCGACAACTGATATCGAAGCCGAGCCCTGAGTATATCTCGTATATCCAGACTCGGACTCCCCGGTAAATCTTACATGTTGTTTATTAAGATAGCTTGAGGTGCGATTTTCTCGCGAGTTATATCTGGCTCCCATTCGCTTAAAGCTCCCGGCTCATTAATTCCTTTTCTTTTAGGCGCGCTCATCGAAAGCACATTCGCTAAATTTCCTATCATATTATTGAAATCTGGTGGTTCATAAGCACACCTAACTTGATTTCTAAATCCGCCTTCATCGACCATATGAGTTATTCCAACTGTTCGATAATGTCCAGTTACATTTAACTGCGGGACTTTTAATTGAACGAGATATCCCGGGTCTAATTCTGGATCACCCTCTGTCTCGAACTGAATTCTTTCTATCGGTTCTTTAAGCTGATCGAGGATTGCTTCAGCGACAAAGCGAGCTTCATCTGAAGTCGATATGCTCCAGTCTTGAATTACCTTCATTTTACTTCCATAAGTCAAAATTGAAGCTTGGTCTGAAACTTCATAAAATGTTCTGCCATAAAAATACATTCCGTCCAGATAAAGTTCGTGCCCAACATCTACTCTCGAGAAGTCGAATTGAACGTAATTAATTTCGTTCCAGTCAGGTTTGCCATAAACTTTGAAATCTTTTAAAGGTGCGAAAACTTCTCGCCATCCATCGCTTGGATTCTTCCATTCCCAGTAGAAGTAATCACTCGGAGCCGTTTTTAATTTGACGGTTAGTGCTCCAGTTGCATCAAGCATTTTAACTCTGAAGTATTCAAACCCTCGAAGATTATAATTTAGGTTTTTTCCACTAGGATATAAGACATTCCAATAACCACCCGATTCTGTCGCAGCAATTTCGAATTTAATTGAATAAGTTCCCGTTGCTACATATTCCGCTCCAGTCTTCTCAGTTGGTGTTCCTCCGCCAAATCCTAATCCATCCCATCCAGTGCTTTGACCTTCAGTTCCGAGTTCTTTGTCTGGTGGTTTATACAATCTACCTTGTCCGTAAACTCGAACTATATTCGCGAGTTGGGAGATGTCCTTCTCATAGTTAAAAGTCGCGAAGTCTGAACCATAAACAAATCGCTTGTAACTATCTCTTGACTTTCTCGGAAAGAAGTGGAATGTTTTGCTTGGCGAAAGATAAAAGTCATAACCGAATTGCGTCTCAGATCTCGCGATTTCAGCTAAATCCCTTACGACCCTTAAACGGCTCTCATCTTCGAAAGCTAGTAACGATCCGCTTGTATGCGTGAAGGCAAAACGTTAACTACTATATCGGCGACATCGCTTTTAAAGAAGTATCTGAATATTAATTCATCAGCACACGGACCTAGGTAATCCTCGCCAATAACTCGAACAATTTCTCCATTCTCGTCGATACTGTGCCGCACGTTTCTTATTAAGCCATATAGAACATTCTTTCCTTCCAAATTGACCATTATTCCTGTATTTCCCGGAGCGAAAATATCTGTGTATTCACCCTCCTCATTTGGCAATGTAAACTCGAAAGTAGCTGGTCGATTAACCTCTCTTTTTACGATTAACGTTTCAGGGTAATATGAGCTGCCACGAAAAGTTATTTTATAATCCGGATTAGGCAGGAATTCCACCTCCTCTTTCTCTTAGTTCGCGTTCTATTTGAGAACCAAGATAAGAAGAAATAGCATCGACATCTTCAAACCCGGTAAGATTTAAATTTTCGATGTTAACCAATTTATCTGTATTCACTATTGTGTTTTCACCTGTAGCTCCCAAAGCTCCCTCATTCCCGCCAGTTGGTGGGTTAAATTCGAAAGTTTGGAAAGCTCCTATACTCTGCAGGAAATCTCGTGCCGACCGTTGAATTTGTTCGAGTAAGCTTTCGCCTAAAAATCCAGTGGATTCAACTCCTTTTTTCGCTTCAGAGTAAACATCCAGAACAGCATTAAGGTTTGCTTTCCAATTATTCAAATTTTTGTTCATGTTAGCCGTAGTATTATTACTAATCTTATTCAAATCGACGAGTCCGCTTCCCATCAAATCGTATGAGTGTGTTATGTCTACAGCAGTTTCCCTGGTGGTGTTTGACCATTCCGAACTTGACCTATTAGCGGTATTCGTCCAATCTGCATATCGATTTATATATTCTTGGATTTCGTTCGGTACCCAGTCTGGCGGAGCGAATTTTCCCCATCCGATATCTCGCTTCAGGCTTTCAATATATTTTTCGAGGGGTTCAGCAGAAATAGGTAATATGGTTGCTAAGGCTTTCGTCAGTGGTAAAAATGCTTGAGCTATAGTTAAAAGACCTTTCTTTATATTGATTTCGATACCATGTATCCACTTCCTGACCACTGCGCCCCAATCAGTTGTTGTGAAGGAAGCAAGAAACATTGCTAAAGCATCTGGAAGGGTTTTAGAAATTTCTTCGACAAGTGGTTCTAAAGCATCTCTCATCCCAAGGAAATTCGATTCCCATGCAGCGGATAATAAACCAAGTGCAATTGCTAACCCTGGATGAAGAAACTTTGCAATAAGCATAAGCGTTGGTAAAATAATTGATAAGTTTCCCAGCTTTTTTCCGAAGTCTTCGACATCCACACCTAAGCCATCGAGTTTATTTGTAAATCTGCCTATGAACTTAATCGCTTCTGCAAGCGGATTTATAGTATACTCGGCGATTCCTTCTCCGAATCCTTTCAAAAATCCTTCTACCGAATCTCCTTGATCAAGAAGGTTTGTTATCGAATCAACTAGATCTTTAAGCGAAGGAACTAATCCTTCTCCCATTGAAATCCATAAGACATCAGTCACATTTTTTAACCTTTCAAGTTGCCAGTTAAGCGACATTGATCTCTCAGCGTAGATTTCTTGCCAATCGCTCACATCTTGCAATTCCTTCCGAAAACGACCTATTACCTCTTCTCCGGCTCTCATCGCGTAGTACAACGCGCTTGCGGCTACCTGGCTCAATCCGAGCTGATCTGCAAACCAAAACAATTCCCGCTTACTCATCTTTCCTGCTAAATCCCTGAAATCCATAAATATACCAGTTAAATCCCGCATTTTATCTCCGCTTTCATCCCAGACTTGTATACCAACAGCTTCGAGGCGGCGTGCTGTTTTCGGTTCTGAAAGCTCCATTAACAAGGTTCTCAAATATCGCCCAGCTTTTCCAGCTTGCATGAAGGTTCCAGTCGTGGTTGTCAAAACGTTTGTTAAGACACCCGTCCACATTGCTGTTTCCTCGAGTGTTAGTCCAAGTTCACCAGCGACACCAGCGACATATCCAATTGATAATGCCATATCTGAAATTCTTCCAGTTGACTCAAGTGCGGCTATAGTCATTACGCCAAGCGCCTTATCAAGCTGCTCAGCTTCCAAGCCAAATGCTCGCATTACCTGGACTGCGATAATTGAGGCTCTTTCCAAACTAATCGATGAAATAGCAGCGAATTTTAATACCTTGTCGACTGAGCTCATCACTTCATTAACTGTAAGTCCAGCCTCTATTAATTTGCCCATTGCATCTGCAGCTTCCGTCGCGCTGAAAATAGTTGTTTTGCCTATTCTCAATGCCGCATCGTGCATTTCTTCATAAGCCTTCGTTGCGTCTTCCGTTGAGCTTTCAAGCGCGACGAAAAGTGATTTTATTCTATACATCTGGTATTCAAAATCTCTCGTTGCATTAACTGCTTTTCCAACAGCGACGCCCAAAGCTGAGTAATATGCGCTTGCTGCGGTCAAAGCTGAAATTAGCCCAGGATGTGCATCTGAAACCTTCTTAACCGCATCTCGAAAGTTTGTCAAAGACATTACGGCGCGCGTTAATGCTCCCTCGAGTCCACTAACTTCTCCCCGCAGAATAATCCTTAACGTACTTGTTCCCATACTCATATTACTTCAACCTTGGTCGTGATTTTCTTCTCGCGCGCCTCATAGCTCTTCTTTCTTCCGTTGCTTGCCAGCGATACGCTTCCAAGTAAAACAATATCTGCGTGTGTGTACAGTTTCTCAGTTCGGCCAATGTATGGCCCTTTGTTACTAAAAAGGCAAAAGCTTTTCCAATACTCGTTCTTCTAACGAAAGGACTCGATTTCTTTCTCCTGACCAAAGCCACTTAATTCCAGAGCTTTATTCGCGATAACTGCGCTTTCTCCAAAAGCGAGTCCTTGTTTCAATTGTTCTTCATCGAAATCAGTGGCTTTCGTAGCGATTTTAACTAACACATCATAATCACTGATCGTCAAGTTCCCAAGGTTCAGATTTGGTTTCGAAGCAAGTGCCTCGAGCATATCACCTTCGCTCAGCGCATGAACTGTAATCTTCGCGAATTTTCCATTCTTCAACCGAACTGGAACTTCTTCGCTTACTGCCACTCCTTGCAATAATTCTGCTGTGAGTTTTGGCGCTTCTTTAAGCAGTTTTTCGCGTTCAGCTTGTATTCTTTTCCGAGCTTCTTCTACGCGTTTCCTTCTTTCCTCTTCCTTAGACATTTATTCCACCTAGCTTATCCCAAGTGCACGTAAGTCCACACTGAAAGTTGACCAATCATCTGCTGCATTGTCTTGATCCAAGCTCTCGATATAACAACCACTGAACTTAAAGGCGCGATCTAAACCACTTATTCCAACATGGAATTGATTTGTTGCTCCGCTTTTCACTATTTCGTCCATGAAAAATTTCTGTGCTCCGCTCTCAACCCATAATCCTTCGAGTGTTAAGGTTACACTTTTTGGACCAGGTGCAATACCCCATGGTAATCGCTTACCAGCGCCATGATATTCTTCGAGTCCTTCATCCATGCTCCAAGTCGCAGTTTCAGCTAATCCAATCAGTGTTCCAGACGCAAACAAATCAGCGAAAGCTCCATTATGATAATAAACCTCTACATCTTTTCCAGTCTGCACGCTCATTTCTAATCACCTCATCCAAATCCCTTAGCTCTGAAATCTATGCTTTCAGTTATCCAACCATCAGTTGGAATATCGAAGTCGTAGCTTTCGATTGTACATCCGCTCAGGGTAAAGCGCCCGTCAGCAGTACTCATTTCGATTTGGAAAGTTGTCATGTTATTTCCCGTAGCTAAAGTACCAAACAGCGTGGGATCTATAAACCCATGATCAATTGTTCCTGTTATTTCGCGAGCTGTTTCTCGTCTAGCCGCCAGATCATAATTTCCGAGTTCATAAAACGTTTGCAGTCCACGATCTATAGTTATACTTCCTTCCGCGAAACCGATTTCCGATCCGTCTTTCTTGATATGGCCTTCCCAAGCTCTTAACCAGAGCTTGAGGTTTCCTCAAAGCTCATTTGGCAACACTCATGGGAAGGTCACCTCACTTTTCAACTCTCCCATTTTTTAACCTCCTTTGTTTCTTCTTATGTCCGATAGGACCATAAACTTTTCGTATTTCGATTTCATGAATAATGAAGCGCCTTCATATAACCAAGATAGAATTGTTTTCGCTTCGTTTGAATAATACCTCAATCTATAAACTCCTCCTCGAAAGTTTATTTTCTTTTCTCTCAATTTGAGTTTGCAACGTAATTTCTTTTCCAAGCTCTTTATAAACGCTTCCGAGCCAGAAGCAAAGTAAATAATTAGTTGATTGTTTCGTTTCGAAATGTGAAGTCCCCCATCGCCATCAAAAAATCCACGAATAAAATCTTTCAAATAATCAATTGGAACTTTTGGAAATTTGAGAGTAGAGGATTTCTTTTCAGTCAATCCAATCTCTTCGAGTTTTTCTTTAATTTTCTTAGAAGTAAATTCCAAAACATAAAGTGTTTTTCTATTTTCTCGATTGAATTCATAAATCGGATTTTCAGCTTGTAAAGCCAATTTTATAAGACGAATTATTTCATATTCGCAATTCGAAAAATTAATCCTGTTTCTATCTTTCAGACAACCATCGGCGCAGAAAAAGCCTAAGATATAAGCCATCTCTTCATTCCATTCTTCAAAAAAGTTATGATTCACTTCGTATTTCCAAGGATGTTTTCTTAAGTTTAGTGTATAAGCTTTTTGTCGTATCGCTCTTCGGCTATGACGACCTATTACTTTACAGAGTTCATCAAGCGAGTTAGTGGCATACTCTGACTTCAATAACTGAATTTCTTCTGGTAACCAGGCTCTTTTCGCTACACTCATTCATTTCCACCTCTAATTTATTCATTCGAAGTTCTTGTAAACTTACTTTATAAAGTTTCTGCAAATAGCAATTTTTATTAATTAAACAATACTTATTTTCACATGGGTTAGGCTTGGATCGAGTTTGTCGCAATTGCGGTTCTCGCAAAAATATTGAAGTTCACTGGATAGCTCATTCTCCGGAGCAATTCATTCCGCTTTGTTCTCGCTGTCATAGACTCGAACACGAACGAAACCCGAGTTTAGATATCGAGTTTCCAGACTGGAAAATTACAACTATCTCGATTCGAACAGGAACAAAAATTCGTCTTCAACGCTTCGGATTCTTCGGCGAAAAGTGGAACGAGTTAATAAATCGTCTTCTCGATGAAGTTGAGGAATATAGAAAAATAAAGGAGCGTTATCCTCATCTTTTCTCTTGAGGTTCCAATACCCAAAAATTCTCTGTTTTATAAAAGCCTTTAATTCTTAAGACTTTCGAGTTACTCAAAACAGCTCGCGGTAAAGCAACTTGATATCCGAGTTTACTAGCCTTTCGAATAATCTTCCGTAAGTTCCTAAGGTCAATTACATAAGGACAGATATTCAAACGCCTGCCAATAACTTCAATAGTCCCAACAAAGGTTTCTTCCGTTATTCCAAGCTCATTCGCGATCTCATCTTCATATGACAAGATCATTTTATACCGACCAATGATCTGATAGCTTTCCGTATTGCTTCGCTTCGAGTATAACCATAAGCTTCACAGTAACGATCAAGCTTATCTAATAGGTCAACGGACATTCTAAAAATTACTTTCTTCTCATGAACAACCCGTGTTGGCATTTGTTTCACCGATATAACTTTAAGACATACAATTATTTAAACATTTCGAGTAAAAAATAAAGGAAGTTGTAGTTCTCGAGAAGGGTCTGTTCCCTCAATACTTGATTCTTTCGCGATCGAGTTTATCTCTTATCGCACTTCTTATCGCTTCGCTTCGATGGTACCCTTTAGCTTTACAGAGTTTATCTAACCCCTCGATTAGGTTCTCAGGACATGTAAAAGTAAGCTTCAGAAACCTCAGATTTTCTGCAACTTCTAGATTTTCCATATTTAATCACCTCATATACTCCTTAGTTATTCTTTGATATTTAAATATTCCTTATCTTTTCCGTATCAAGTACTCCCTAAAATTTTGTAATCGGGAAATCTAGGTTCCGCGGCTTCAAAATATGCACTTATGATCGCAAGTCATTATAATTTTATAACAAAAGGAGCATTCTACGTTCTTCTTTCGTCAAAATATTCTGATTTTGCCCTTCTTTTAAAATGCTCAAAAATTACCATTTAATATGCCTTGGATCCATTTCGCATATTGCTCTTCAAAACTCTTCCATGTTAAGCCCATAACGCTTTCTCGAGCCTTTTTCTTCATTTCAGCAAGCTCGTTTCGATGTTCGTAAAGAAATTTTATTCGATCTGCAATCTCTGAAACATTGCCTGAATCAATCACGAAGCCATTAGTTCCATTCCAAACATGCTGCTTCGTTCCAGTTGTCTTACTTATAATTACGGGCAAACCACAAGCCAGCGCCTCATAAGTAACTAGTGGGCATCCGTCTTCTATTGCGGGCAAGACAAATACATCGGAGTTTTGATAAGTTTCGATAATATCGTCAACCCATTCAACAACTCGAGTGTTTGGAGGTAGTTCAACTTGTTCTGGTATTGTTCCAAGCACTTAGCAAATAAATTAATCCTTTCCTTATCCAGTTTCTTCCAATAAATAATATTCGAAACTTCTCATCTAGTTTCTTTCCAGGAACAAACTTCTCTGTGTCAACACCAAATGGAATTATCTGAGCTTTCGATGCAAGTCCGTGTTTTTTCAAACTCTCGAAAACAAATTCTGAAGGGCATAAAATATGCGTCGCGAGCTTCATTTCTCGAATAATTTTCTCTTTTAGAAGTGGATGAATAATCATTGTAGGTCCAATCGCTTTTTCGATTAATTCTTCCTGTTCTTGGACATGAGCACTGAAGCAATTAACTACCTTGTATTCAAAGTTCAAGCTCTGCATTGTAAATAAACTGTGCGATAACCAACTCTGTAATAATTTGGATGATTGAGCAACTAAAGAAGTTACTGAGTCAAACATAAGGTCCTGGCTCGCATAGTCAGCTTTAACCGTTGGTATAATCGTTACATATTCTTTGAACTCTGGAACAGTATTCGCAACATAGGCTCTTTTTAACAAATTCTTCTCGATAAGAGGTTTAACTTGATGAAGCGCAGTTTTTCCAATTCCGGCCCCGCCCAACTCAACTTTCCCAGTATAGATAACATCAACCATTTCTCAAAACTCCTTCTAATCTTTTTGTTAATAAATGATCTCGCATACATCTCTTATATCCATTCTCCGCAATTCGTTCTCGTTCATCGTCGTGTTCCAGATAATACTTGATTTTTTCTCGAGCTTCTTCAATAGTATTAAATAGAACATACTCCTTGTTCGGCTCGAAACAATTATTTAGTCCTTCTCCTTCTTCGCTAATATAACAGCGCTTACAGGCAGTAACCTCGAAAGCTCGAATACTCGGCGTGTATGGCCAATCATAATGAAAATTTATCACAACTTTCGCGCCACTAATTGCTTTTGATAATTCGAGGAAATATTTCGGTCCGCCAGCATAATACGGAAAATCTTCTGGCCAACCATTACCCCAAATTTTCATTCTAACAGAAAGACCATTGATTAACTTCCGGAAACTTTTAATTCTTTGTGGATGTGCTGTACCAACGAAGACGCAATCGGTCTTGTATTTCCAGAGGTCGTCTCCCTTCAACTCCACCTCGCGATGGACCGGTGGGTATGCCCCCGGATACAAGGTATCATATCCCCTACCGAATTCTGTCATGTAAACTTCATCAAAGCTGTCCTTAATCTGTTCAAAGCGAGCATATCTAGTCCCAGCATCCGGAAACCACAAAATTTTTCTGCATGATAACAAATCAAGAACGTTTTTTCTCATCCATTCAGCTTTTATCGCGAATAAAACATCGGGTTCCCAAGCAAGCGCACTTTTTATGAATCTATAGTTCATCTCCTCTTCGCCGAACTGCGCAAGAGTTTTTCGATAATCAAAGGCGAAGACTTGATGTCCCAAATCTCGCAAAGCGTAATAAACTAATACTCCGTATTCTCCAAAGCTGAAACTACTCAATAAGAAAATTTTCATGCCTTATCTCCTCGATAATTATTTCCTCAACATCTCCAGTTGCACCATTTGGCCTTCCAGCTAGCAGAACTCGCTTTCCATCAGTCGTTGTTGTTTCAGCCCATTTCCCATTCTCGAAATGTTCTACTAAACAACATTTAACGCAGTATCGCATAACATTGTTTATATATTTCCATTTATGAAGTCCTAGCTTGCACATTTTCTTTTCCTCTTGCTCCAAGTGCGAGAATATTTCCATACCAGTCCAAAAACAAGGCTTTGCAAATTTCTATTTGACGTTCATTCCATATCCCTTTTCGAAGTTGGTGATAGCCTTTACATCTCCACATACTAATTTTGTCGAAGTTCAGCGCCTTTAGTAATCCGTACAGTGCCTCGAACGACCAAAACGTTTTGTGTTGAGGGTCTTTAAACAGATAATCGAAGCAAAAGACGTTCGGGGTCAAAATGAGCATTTTGCTCTTCTTTTTCATCAAATTCTTACTTATAAATTCTAACCAATTGATAACGTGTTCGAAATCTAGATGCTCTAACAAATTGAAGATTATTTTCTCCATCATATCCAGCTGGTAGCAAAACATCGTGATACACCCAGCCATTCCCGCAGCCAAGGTCTAAAACTCGATCCTTCGGGTTTAATTCATTGATCAATATTACGCTTTCGTGTGGAATTGTTGGTAGCTTCCATATTAACCCCAATTTGTTATGATATTTCATGATTTCGGAATAGGTTATCATTCATTCATTCTCCTCAAAATCTTCTTTATTTCACAGAGGTCTTTTTCCAATTCTGTGAGTATTGCCTCGTTTTCATATACGTTAACCACTAACCGGGTAAGTTTCGATCCAAATTCTTTGATTATATCCTCAATTATTTCACTCATTCAATCACGCTCCTTAAAGCATCCATGGCAATTTGATTGCGTTCCTCGGCTACGGAGCAAGCAGTTTTATAAACTATTTCGCCCCAACCACTTCGTTTCAGATCACTTCGTATTAATTCGTGAAGCTTAAGCGCAATCTCGTTTGGATCGTCGAAATTATCAATGCGTAGATCATTCCATTCAGTTTTATCAGGTATCCACTCGATAGTCTTGCTGAATAAACACGGCACTTTCATCACAAAATGATCGAATAAACAATAATCGAAGGTTTCGCTATAGCTTACCTTCAGACCAACCTTCATAGTTTGTATCGACCTGAAATAACTTTCCTTGCTCATCCAACCCATATCGACATAACGTAAACCTACTAAATCGGCAAAGTCTTGGAGCATTTTCGGCATCCCATTCAAATGAAGCAAAACTCCGGCTAATCTAGCCGCGAGTATTTGATTCAGCATGTTTTTCCTTGTTCCAGCTGGATTGTATAAACTTACCCAATCCTCACCTTTCTGTAAACTTGGATCTCGAAACTTTTCCACGCTTTCTAAATCATATGTATTCGGCAAGTACTTCACTTTCTCAGCTCCAAATATTCTTTTAAAAGCTTTAGTAATTCTCTTGGTCGGGATGAATAAGTAATCAAGCATTCTATTTTCCAGTGCATCTCGAATTTGCCACAAAAAGGAAACTTCTATCATTTCAGGCGAAAAGCCAACTTGACCCACTGGACTCGTCCAAAGCAGACCCTTCTTGATATCATAAGCCATTAAGCGTTTCAACGCACGGTAGTAATCATAATCCCAAGCTCCAAAAATGATTAGTTTTTTGCCCTCGATAGTTTTCTTGCTTACCGTCTGACTATGCTCAGTCATCCCCGTTGTCACGGCAAGATGTTCAAATTGGCTCTTCACTCCGGGAAATGCATCGGGACAAACAGTGAGTATTTCTTTCATATTATCTTCTCCAACGCCTTTAAATATTTAGCACCAACAACTTCAATCGACCAATTTTTCTTGACATGTTCTCGTCCAGCTTTCGCGACTTTCGGATTTTCCAATGCTTTCACAATTGCCCATCCAAGCATGTCTCGATCACCTTGCGCCACAAAGATGGTGTCGTCACACTTCCAATATTCTGGTAAAGCTCCAGCAATATTCGCAACAACCTGTTTTTCACATAACAAAGCCTCGCCACATACCGCGCCCCATTGCTCAATCCAAAATGGTGTATCGAGTGAAGTATAAACTATTACATCTGCGGTCGCGTAAACTTCTGGCAAACTTTCATAGGACTTCCATGGCTCCCATAAAACTGTCTTCCCATAATCCGGATGCTTCTTGATTTTCTCGAGTTCGTTTCCCCGCCCACCAACAAACATCAATTCGACGTTCTCGATCTCCTTTTTCACAACTTGATCGTAGGCTATTAAAATACCCTGAATGTCCTTTTCTGGCACCAAGCGCCCAACGTAGAGGATTCTTTTTCGCTTCTTATTCGCTGCTGGCAGTGGCCTGAATAATTCGGGATCTAAACCACTTTGTGGCAAAACAATTCCTTCCGTAACTCCTTTAATTTGAAGCAAACGTCCAGCTTCGCTATTCCCTGCTATTGCTAAGTCAGCTTCGTTCAGCACTTCGCGTTCTATGCTACGATAAAAGGCATTGTAAACTTTCGGGATGTTTTCCCATGTGAAAACGGCCCATGGCACTCTAAAGAGCTTTGCATAACTCATACACTCGAAAGCGAATAAACTCGGTGGCTCTTCAAAGCAAACCAGAGCATCCGGCTTGAAAGTTTCTATCATCTCGAGTAACTGCGGCATTCTATAATGAAAAATACCTTTGAAACTTGTTAATCCAAGCGGTACTCGCATGAAATGCTTCTTCTTCACGACATCATATTTCTCGTCGTTCCATTGTCTCGGACCGCATAACAAAACATCGTGCTCTTGCTCTGCGATCCATTCCCACATCCGTTGCTGACGATAATGATTACCGAATGACCCGTAACTAATATCCTCATTTTCACACCTCAGATTAATTTTCTTTTCCATATCATGGCTTCAGTAATCAATGTGTGCTTCAGGTAACAATCCAAACATATTCGACGACGAGGAAACATGTAATCATCGGGGTGTCTCATGGTCTTTCTTACTACTTTGCCGCAATCATCGCATATTTCGTATCCTTTCAATGCATAAGCGATTTCCATTTATTCCACCGCTGCCCATCCTTTCACATAAACAAACCCATCGAGTTCTAGTGTCTCTATCTTGATTTCTTCAATCGATTTCCCGGCTCTCAAGGCTCTATTCTGTACCGCTTCCTTAGCTCGCATGTTCGCAAGTCCAGGGTTTTTCTTATAGCTTGACTCTTCCAAACGATAGCAAATCGCTATAATCGGCTTCCCGGTCTTATTCCTCAAAAATTCTTTGAGTTTATCTTCCATTCTTATCACACCAATAACGGATTTTCGTCACTCCTTTGATTTATGCCATAAACCTCGGAGAAATAATTCAACCAATGATTGTAAACTTCAAGCAGTATCGAATTACGCATCACTTCGTCTGGCACACTTTTCAAACTCGTCATTAGTAAATCAGAAGCAATTATTACATCTTCCTTGAGACATGATCTCCATCCACACCAACTTTCGCTTTCACTCGAATGGATAATTATACCTTGAAATTTGTCCTCCTCAATATCCTTCGCGAGCTGTTTCACTCTTTTCAGGATTTCTTCCTTTTTCATTTCAACAGTCATCTCCATCAACCCGCTATTCAATTAACCTCGTATATAAATTTATAAATTCCTCAGCCGCTCTTGTGGGGTTAAGCTCCTCACGTGCCCATTTCATTCCTTCGCGAGCGAGTTTTTCAGCTTCAACTTTATCCATGAATAAATCAATCATGCAATCCGCTAATTCTTTATAATTTCTCGGCTCAAATAAAACATGCCCGAATTTACTTGTCTCCGGTATACTTCCTATTCGACTCGCGATTACTGGCGTGCCACAACATAAACTCTCTCCTCGAATTAATTCGAAAGTTGCTTCCCAAATACTAGCGACTATAGTAAACCACGATTGAGTGTATAATCTCCTTAAGTCTTCAAGTTTCATTCGAGACAATAAAGCAACATTTCGTAGTTTGTAATACCTCAACATTTGGCCGAGTTGTGGTAACCAGCGTTGGTCGCCTTGCATTATGAGATGAGCTTGTGGCAGTCTTTTCGAAACTATTTTCCATGCTTTAGCAACCACCCACGCGCCCTTGTGCGGTATGTAGTTGTTTATCGTGCAACACTGTAATTTCTTCGATACGTTGGGTTCCGGATAGAAATTCTTTATATCTACCCAAGGAGTTATAACTTCCCATTTTCCAACCAAAAAATCATTTCTCTCGAAAATATCTATCATTCGTTTACTCGCGGCTACTCCGACATCACACTCTTGCAAATCGTTTCTATACTGTCCAGTTAGCCATGTATTATACCACCCAACACAACGGGAGCATTTATCGAAATCTATCTCATAACAAATCTCAGAGTCAATGCCGTGAAACACATCCATCATAAAATGTTGTGGACAAAGCGCTCTATAGTCATGAGCTACATAGATAACCGGTATATTCATTTTCTTCGCAATTATAACAGCTTTTGTTCCAATTTCTTGGAAATTATGTTGCTGCATTATCTCGATTTTAAATTTCTTGATTATCTTCCCAGTTATTTTAGGAATCATTCCTCGAGTTGTCTGCCAGAAATGTATTTTGCCTTCTTGTTTATGTTTCGGCTCACCTAAATACAAAAAATGAATAGCATCGATCGCTGGATGCTTTTGGAACTCTTCGAGTAATAAACGTTGCCGAACTTCAGCACCACCAGCTCTTCTATATGGGTTTACAAGCAGAATATTCATTTCCTCAACTCCGGCACAAGTTCTCGAAGTAATTTATCAAAAGCTGGTATCACGGCTTTCTCCCAATCATATTCGTTTCGAGCTTTCTCGACGGCTCGTTTACTGAATTTATCATACAAATCAGGGTTTTCATATAACTCCTTGAATTTAGCCGCCGCATCTTCCGGATCTGCCACACAAGGTATTCCAGCCGACATGCTCTGTAAACTTGTCAGGCCAAATCCCTCGCCTCCAGTTAAACGATCATGCACCCAGCCCATGTTGTAAACCCTATTGAGTTCCTCTTCACCAACCCCGAGCATGAAGTCACGCATTTTACTTGGCGGAGGGAAAAATACATCTTTTCCAACCTTCAATAGTCCCATCCTTCGCGATCTCGCTTATCCATATGCAAGTACAGTACAGTATCCGGAAACCATTTATGGAATATCTTAAATGCTTGAAGTGTTTGTGGTAATTTCTTCCGTCTCTGATTACGATCAATTCGAATTATCACTTTCTTGTCGGGTGGCAGTCCATATTCGATCTTTGCTTCGCGCTTTTCTTCTCCACTCAATGGTTTGAAAATTTTTGTGTTCACCCCATGCGGGATATAATAATTTCTTATCCCAGCTTCCGTGCTTAGGTTATGACCGAATTTGGAAAAGCAAACTGGAATATCAATTCTTCGAAGCATTCGCTTAATATCATCTGTTATTGGCACACCGTCAATCGGATACCAGTAAACCCAAGTTTGTGGGATATCGCTTTTCCACATCCAAGATAGCATCCAGAAGTCGCCAGCAAGGCTCGCTGTCCAAACTGCGATCCGCCAGTATTTGGTAATGCTTCAAAATGTAATTTCCGGTTATGGAAATAAACCGGTGGTCCCATGGGCTGACCAAAGGTTTGCCATCCGAGATAACCTACTTCATGACCAACTTTCCCAAGCCCATCAGCTAGCCCGCGCATTGCAGTAGCGAAACCACTGATCGTATGCCAGCTATCCGCCATTACAAGCAGTTTCAAGTCATTCCCACTCTTTTATTCCACTTGCATAAAACTTTATCATTTCCTCGAGTGTTTCACGGATGCTAGGTTTATCCCATCTGATTTTCAGATAGACCAGCTTTTTATGCTGCTCATCAGTAATTGCTATGGTTTTCATACTTACCACTAAGACTATTATCTCGAATACAATTTTATAAATTTATTGTTTTCAACTTCCCGAGGAATAAAGCATAGCACGAAAAGATAATGTTTTGCGATAGGCCTTCATTGGTAAGCGCTCGTCTTCTATTACGTCATTTTCTCCCGTTAGTCCAAGAATATTAACTCCAGAAGCCTTGAGTGTCTCGCGATAATCTTGAAGCAAAACTTTCTTTACTTCTTTCGAGAGTTCATTTTTCTGTGCTTTCCCACTCGCGAAAACATCTATTTGAAGCAAAGGATAATAAACAACATACCCTTTCCGCGCTTCTTCACTACTCGACCCAACATGAAAAACAGAAATTTGCGGCCAGCGATATTTCCTCAGCCGTTCATCGATCCAATCGTTATCTATCCAATAAGACCCAGATGATCTGATCTCCGGATCTATGACATTCATTCTCAAACAGCGCGTTACTATTTCGAGTCCTTCATCAATATCCAATTTTAAGCACCCCCGATTATTGTTGGCCGAATCTGGATCATCTGTCTTGACTTTTTCAATTCAATTCATCCAAGTCAATTTGATCGAGTAGATTAACTTAACCCCAAGTCCCTTTAACAGCAGCTTCTCTTACCACGCTTTCATAAGCCTGCTTCCAAATTTCCATTCATTTTTACTGGTACCATTGCGTCGCGTATCAGCACCAACTTCCCACTCAATAGGTTCCATCGTTTTCCAATTACCAGAATTTTTCTGATAGTAATGACTCTTCATTAGCCTTCCAGTTCGACTTTTCCAAGGATGATTTTGCTTACAGTAAGCCCAAAGCGTTACTGCCCATTCGCCTAATACTTTATCCAATGCTCTATAAGCTTTAATCGAAGTTTTTGGTAATTCGGCGATTAATTTCTCCCAACCCTCGAGTTCCACTGAAAACTTTATGCCCATTACTCTTCGCTCCAAATGATTCGAAAGCTCATATCAGTCGCTGACGCGCTTTTGTTTTTGCTTTCAATTAAGAGTGTGATAACGAGCCGCTTGTATAAGTCACTCCTTGTTTCACGGTCATTGACGAATTATTACTCTTTCCGAGGTGCAAGTTTAGTATTGGAACATCGGATCCTCCACTCGCGTCAGTGTGTCGATAAATATCAATCCATGATTGACCGAATGACGATGTTTCAATCGCTTTTATTTCAGCATTTTTCTGCGAGTTGCTTGGGTTTAAAAATAATATTCGAACTCCACTGTCCGGAGCTACGCTCTCAAATCTATGCGATGCTTGAAAAAGCTTCACCAGCGACTATCTTATTTTTGAAAGTTTGTTCGACATTTAGACTTCGGTTCCTATGTGAGTAAACTCTTGACATTTATTTCCCTCCTGTTTATTTCTTATCTCCTCAACTTATTTAATTTTCCGCACTTTCAGCGTTTCCGTTGGAAGGTTCAGCTAAATCGAAAATTATCTTACGCCCTTCCATATCGCAAATCCTTTTTCCTGCTTCATAATAATACTCAGCCATTAAACTTCGTCCCATAAACTCCGATCCGCGATCTAATGTCACGTCTCGAGTATAATAGTAAAGCGGAGCATGTTCGCCAGCGAGCCTTTGCATAGCATAATACGCAGCGAAATTTGTTGCTGCGTCTCTCGCCCACATCTCCAAGTTTGCTCCGCTTGCCGGAGCGGTCCCTAAAAACTTCTTCATTAAAGCTTCGCCGCGACTAACACAAAACGCCATTACTCCACTCGAAAGTGTATCCTCAGAAATACCAGTCGCGCTTCGTACAAAACTAATGGATGTATAATCTCCCATAGTTTCCACTCACCATCATAATTAAAACTATTCGAAAAAATAAGGGTATTGGTTGCTTAGCGTCTGACTAAGCTACAAGGGCTTAGTACGTCGACGCGAAGCATATAGCGGAAGGTGCTAGTACAGCGGGCACATACCTTTCGAAGAAGACTTGTCCTTGCAGATCCCTTACTTCCTCGACGTAATCCTCACTCCGCAAATCTTCCCTAAGGAACAAAGCTCCAGCCTGGTCCGAATCCAGAATAAGGACGTGGCCTTCGCTTATCTGCGGAGTTGGAATAACTTTCAAACCGAGGATAGTTCCGACGTCGTATTTGGAAATGTCTCCGCCTTTCTCCTTGTGAACGAATTCATCAAGTCCAGCGAGTTTGCCGTAGTCAAGCGGGTTGCAAACCAGTATATCCGGAAGATAATTAGCAGCTCGAACTTTTCCGATCATTTCGCTTATATCGCCGATCTCGTCAGCGTTCGCTCCGCCCCAAGCTCCGGTTATCTGGAAAGTAATTCCCTTGTTCGCCTTTAGTTCCTCGATTATATCCAAAGTCTCTTTAAGAGCAATTTGCTCGCCAGCTTTTCTGGCTTGTCTTCGCACAAGGTCCCAGCGTGAGTCTGCAACCATTTCATGAGTTATCTGTGTTCTATAACCGATCTTCTTGTATGTAGCAGTTGTCTCGGTGTAGTCTGGTTGAAGTATTGGAACTTCAGCTGATTCTCCGACCTCAACTGCAGCGGGCCATGATCCTTCTTTCACGATTTTCACAGAGTCGCCAGAATCCATCTTCACAACAGGAAGTATCTGGCGTCCGACTGCTTCCGCCTCTTTAGTCTCAACTATCTCATCGTAAATAACTTCCGCAATTAATGCCGCTTCTGCTGATGTAAGGGTCATTTCATTCACACCTCTACAATGTCAATCTTATCTTTCCAGTTGATCCAGCAGTTATATCTTCTAAGGGTATTCCAAGTCTTAAATCTTGCTCGAGTATTTCATCCGTTCCGCTGACAGTTGGGTAAATTACCCCACCAAAAGCGGCACCGTTTGATACAACGACCGGTACTCCAGCGTCCGCATTAGTTCCAGTAACGAGCACGTCCACGACGCCTTCAAGCGCAACTGCGACCTGGTCGCCTTCGCTTGCCGGCACCAAGCTAACTCCAAGCGCCCTTTCTCCGTAGTGGCATTTCGCAACGGTTCCGTCGCCAGACATCGTCACGGCGACACCGCTGGTTATATCTTCGCCAGCTTCAAATGACCATACATTTCCTTCTCCAACTTCTATTCTTGTCATTTCTTATCACGCCCATCCAAGTTTCTTTCTCAATTCTTCTTTCAGTTCATCTTTAGTTTTGCCTTCGCTTGAAAAGTTAACATGACCTTTCGCTCCGCTAGATTTCTTAGTCGCTTCGACCATTTCGATCATTTCCTTTATCGCCTCGTCTGAGAAGTTCTCATATTCCTCAGCTTTCTTCTCCGGTAAGCCGGCTTCTTTCCTCTTCTCAAGCAGTTCAGCAACCAGGTTATCATGAAGTTCCTTCCTGCGCTTAGCCTCAGCTTCCTCATAAGCCTTGATCTTTGCGGATAATTCCTCGATT